GCCCTCTGTAGTGCGCTCGGTCTAGGTCAGACCGAAACCAATATCGTGAGCGTAACTAAACTCCAAGAGAAGATTCTCCAGGGGTTTTCGGCGAGTTTTAAGGATCAATCCCTCTTTAAAGAGTCGGACTATCCGTTGAAATTCCCGAAGCCAGGGGCCATCCTTTACGGGTGGCTTGGCAAGTTATGCAAGGCGATTATGGCGAAAACCCAAAGTCGACGTAATCCAGGTTTAGCAGGTCAGCGGAGGCTCTTTAGAGCTCAAAACATCCTCTTTGTCAAAAGGGGATGTCCTCCGGCTGAAGCCTGGATTGTAGCAAAGACAGTCTCAGATCATGAGGCCGTCTTGGGGGACCGGACCTCGCATCCCGATACTGTGCTTGGCCCCGAAGAAGAGTCAGCGGAGACGATACGTCAACACGTCTCGGACGCACTAACAATACTTGTTAGACGGATCTTCAGAGGGAAAGTGTTCGAACCGAAGTTCCGGTTTCCGAGCCTAAGGGCCTCGATCGAACGTGGGCGGGCAGAAGGGGGCGCGCTGGGTCATATCGCGGCTAGGACCCAAGTCCCTTCTGTCGAGAAGCAGAGCCGCCGCTCTATGGGAACCTACCTTGACCGAATGGTAGAGGTTCGCCCAGGGGTCGTCGTTGAGGTGCTTGGTCGCAACTCAGTCCAAGACGGGATAGACGACTCCATTCTTCGTACAGTCCACAGCGCTGCTCTGTGGCTTTCTCCTGGGGAACGAACCCAGGGGGTCCCTATTCTTCCTGAAGCCATTTGTGAACCATGCAAGATTCGCATGATTACTCTTGGTCCGTCCGATCTGTATCAGCTGGCTCGCTCTATACAGCTATTCCTCTGGCAGACGATAGGTCGCTTCTGTTACTACAGTAAAGAAGTCCCTTGCCCACAAACAGGCTTCCGCCCGTTCATGTGGACAACCAAGCCTATCTCAGAAGATGACTGGATGGACCAGTTCGACCCCGAATCAGTGGTCGACTGGTTGGAAGAAAACATCGAAGGTAGCCTAGTCAGTGGTGACTATAAGGGAGCAACAGACAACCTGAATCCGGAGCTTTCTGCCTTTACGGCAAAGCTCATCGCAGAAGAGGTAACCGTCTGCTCGACAGCTAGAGAGAAAGTGTCGCAGACCATCTGGTCTCGGATTCTCACCGACTGTTTAGTCAACCACTTATTGGGCCACCACCAGAAGCGTGACGTCGTCACGGCTAAGGAAGAGGTCGCAGCAGAGTTTAACATTCTCTACGGTCCTCACACTCCGAATCCCGAGATGGGAAAGCAGGAGTGGGGTCAACTAATGGGTTCTCCCGTTAGTTTTCCTATCCTTAACCTGATTAACGCCGCAGCCACAGCCGTAGGGCTTGGCTGGAGACGCTCTGGTAAGGTTCGACTCTTAGACTGCCTAGTCTTACATAATGTGCACACTAACGGCGACGACGTCGCCTTCTTGTGTCCAGACGATAAGACCTACGCAGCCTGGGGCCGGGCTACCTCCGCTGTGGGACTTGCGCCTTCTTTGGGGAAGAACTATCGTTCTCGAGAATTCTTAATCATTAATTCTGAACTACGTATCCTTACGGATTTGTATCCAGAACATGAGGTAGTAGAACTCGACGGACGGGAAGAAAAGTTGTCAAATGTCATGTACGGACCGCGTTGGTTCTACATGAACTTCTTGAACTTGTCTGTTCTTTTCGGGATGGAGGCCAAGGGGCCGCAGAGTGGAAGTTCTGTGTTTGATAAAACACCTTACTTCCATGTTGGCGACTACGCACAGGCGTTAGTGTGTAGTGTGGACGAAGAGACGAGAATACGCTGGATGTACGCGTTCACCCAATACTGGCGACCTGTATTGGATCGTGCACCAGCCAATTGCATTTGGGAGGCCCCCTACGCGTTGGGAGGCCTGGGGTTACCGGCGTTCCGGACAACTGTTAAGTTTCCGGAGACTGCCCTTAAAGCGGCAGCTTATGTGGCTTGTCTAGACACAAAAGCCCGGTTAAGAATCATAACGCCCCCTTCCGTCCGTGCGGATTCAACTCCCTGGACGGACCAGATTGCAAAGTTCTCTCAGAGCGGCACCGTCGTTGAGCGGGTTGTCGATCGCCAATCAGTGGCCGACCAACTCGCCAGGCTGCAATTTCTCAAGGAGGGTGGAACCTCCGCGACTTGGGGTGAATTCTTAACTGACTTCGACCCCTACGACGAAGAATCAACAGAAACCATGTGGGATCATCTCCGCAAAGCGATTCGCGAGTTGGTGTGGCAGAAGCCTCATCACTTAGAATCTGGAGATATCCGCCCAGGCTGGGACTCCGATGTCGGTTGGTACCTGGAGGGGGAGGAAGGGACGAAAGTTCCTTGCCCCGCCCCCTCATGGCGTCAAACCGAAGAGGGTCCCCTTGGATTGGTTTCTACTGATTTCTCCAACTTCACATACGCTTATCCATCCGGTGTTCAACGTGGTTCTATCAGCTGGTTATCAATCCAGTGGTTCTACCCCCATTTGTTCAAACGGATGGTCCGTGTCTCTTCTCCCAAGGCAGCTTGCCTCGAGGAGCAAGAAGAGGATCGTTGGCGTGAATCCCATCAAGGCGAACGGATGGATCTTACAACAACCTCTCGGATACGGAACCTTGTTAAGAAGGCAACCCTCTCTACGATGCCGTCCTGGTATCAGAAGATGAAGGATCCTGCTTGGAGTTCGACTTCGCGCGTACGCGCGGAGCAGGCATTTACCAAGCGCCTCTATAATAAGGTTTATAAGCCGGCGAAGCAGTCGTCAGTGCAGCCTATGAAGCCGTCCACACTCGCCACGTGGACGGATCCTCGCATCCTCGAGACATATACGCTCCGTCCGAATTATCGGACGTGGATTTATGGTCTCGAAATGTGAGGCATAGCGACGGCGGCGGGTCAGGGGTCCTTGGAGAGGCAACTCATTCCATAAAAACCTGACGTGAATTCTTGTCGTGTTAGTATCATTCAAAGCTTGAAGTAGTGTACACCTCGAAAAGTTTGAAACTTCGTCCTTAAGCAAGACAAGTTTGGCAGTGTGATTAGGTCTGCTAGGACCTCGACTGGGATGCGGGAAGCTGGGTTATCAA